AGAATATACATGTTAACTAAGATTATTGCTGTGGTAGTACACTTTTTTACTGGAGAAGCGGCTATTGTTAAGAAGATACAACAACACCAGTTAAAACGAGTAGCCTACTGGCAATTGAATAACCTGTCCGACAAGATGCTTAGAGATATTGGGATAACCCGTGGGGATATTCGTAGAGTAGCCAACGGCGAATGGAATGGTCAGCGGGAAACGACTTAAAGCCGTCTTCTAAAGACGAATACTACCAGTACCTATATAGTATACGGCTGGGAGAGACAACTCCATTATAGCATCATAATGGCCTCTTGTCTACAATAAAGTGGCGTATGACTAATATTAATTAAATAGTTGACACGCCACCTAGTAAGTGGTACAATGTAGTATCAAAGCAGATTGAGTAGTCTCCGGTTTTTGTTAAAATGGGCTGGTCGCATATTCTACTCTCTGCAGAGATAACTGGGCGCGGGATTACTGATGGGGGTCTTTTTCTCGCGCCCACTTTTTCACAGAAAGTAGCATGGCCTTTAACTTATATTACATACGTGCCGCAATCCAACAGCGCACCGGAAGAGTACTCACCTTTAAGCACATACGCAGGTTGCTGGTGGAGGAAGGTTTAATTTCTCAAAAGGAGTTAAATTCCAATCCTCTGGCTAAAGAGTTTGAGGGATACGGACGTTTCTTTGCATATGAAGATAATTCAGTAGACGTACCATTTCAGCCGTCAAGATTTTTACCAGACGTATATTTAGAGGAATTACTAGATGAGGAAGTTGGCTAATAATGCAGCCTTAATCAAACCTGTTCACAAGGTATCCAAGTTATACCCAGAAGGTGAGGCTTACAAGAAGCCAGCACCACATCCCCCGAAGAAATAGGCATAAGGATGATAGACCCTGTAAGTGCCTTTGCAGCCGCCCAAGCCGCATTTTCCGTCACTAAGAAACTGATTGGTGCTGGGCGGGAATTACATGACGTAAGTTCGCAAATCGGGAAGTGGTATGAAGCCTGCTCTGACGTAAACAAGGCTGAAAGCCAACGCAAGAACCCCAAGACCTTTGAGAAAATGTCTCAAGGTTCAGACAGTTTAGAAAGGGAAGCACTAGACCTTATTGTCCGTAGGAAAGCCCTGCTTGAGAAGGAAAAGGAGATAAAATTCCTACTCAACTATAGGTACGGTCCTAACACGTATAAGGAGATGACCGACCTTAGAAAGCAGATTAGAGAAGAGCGAGAGAAGACAGTCTACAGGGCTATGGAAGCCAAGCGCGAGATGATGAACAATGCGGTTATCCTTGGCCTATCTCTGGGAATCTTCGGTGTACTAGGCGGCGGTGTATACCTGCTGATGTTAGCCTTATGAACGCAGTCATACCCTTAATCCTGATAGGCTCTCTGGTTAACCCTGAGTATGTAACCTGCCACTTGTGGAAAAGAACCGAAGGTAGAGATGGCAAGGTGTGTATCTACTCTGGAGTGAACGGAACGATAGCTTACCACTACGCTCAAAGGTCGTTCACCGAATGCCCCCGCCAGTTCCAATGTCGTTATGCGCCTAATTCTAAGGGCAGGGTAACCTTGAAGGATATTATGAAGGGCATTTCAGATGGCTTCTAAATCAGAAAAGATAGCAGCCGGTAAGAAGCGGCATGGATTTACGGCGGTTAACAAGCCTCGTCGCGGTGGGCCTAAGAAGTTTGAAGTACTGGCTGTTGAGGGTGACAACGTGAAGTACGTCACCTTTGGCGATCCCAACATGGAAATCCGCAAGGATAACGCAGCCGCAAGGAAGTCCTTCAGAGCAAGGCATAAATGCGATCAGAAGAAGTCAAAGTTAACTGCAGGTTATTGGTCTTGCCGCAAATGGTGACGGTAGTCCAATTTCCCCAGCTATCAGAAATCGACAAGCAGTTCTTAATCTTAGAGCAGCAACAATTAGAAATACGAGAACAATCCATACTTATTAAAGAAAGAGGTGAAACTATGCCTAATGTTGGTGGTAAGAAATTTGGTTACGATAAAAAGGGTATGGCTGCTGCGTCTAAAGAAGCCAAGAAAACTGGCAAGCCTATGAAGAAAAAGGCTGGTTACTCCAAAGGCGGCATGGTCGCTAAAAAGAAGAAGTAGCCGCCATGTCTTTGGTCAAGAACATGAATGCCCGAAAAAAGTCCGGTAAGTCCCGTTCCAAGAAAAATTCAACGGTATCTGCGAAGGCTTACAAGGATATGCAAGCAGGCTGGCCTAAGAAAAAGAAAAAGAAAAAGTGACCGAGGAGAGGTTGTCCCGCATGGAGGACAAAATAGACAAACTCTCTGAGGCAGTTGTCTACATGGCCCGTATTGAGGAGCGTATCATCACGGTCTTTAAAAGGATGGACAGTATGGAAGGTCAGTACAAGAAGTTTGATGACCGAATGAATGAGTTGGAAAAACAGGCCATTCAGAGAGGTCAAAAGATAGCCTTTGCTGAAAGATTATTCTGGGTCGCAGTAACCGCATTTTCTGGCTTCATATTTTTTATGGATTAATGTCGGAGTTTTAAATGCTAGAAGCACAACGAGAATATACGGAAAAACAAAGGCTATTCCTTGAGGCTCTCATGTCTGAGGAATGCAGAGGGAATATCCGCAAGGCTATGACGGCGGCGGGTTACGCCTCTAATACAAATGCAACGGCAGTAGTCCGGCCTTTGTCTAAAGAGATTAACGAGCAGGCCAATCTAATGCTGGCTATGAATGCTCCAAAAGCAGCCTTTTCCATGCGTGACGTACTTGATGATCCTTCGGCTATGGGCGCACGTAATTCAATCGCAGCCGCTGCTCAGATACTAGATCGTACTGGTCTGGTGAAGAAGGAGCAGGTTGAGGTTAAAAATACAGGCGGTGCGATGTTTATACTACCACCGAAATCCGACGATTGACTAAATGGCCTGATAAAACTCGTCCGAATAAGTACGCCAAGAAACCCTATGCTTACGAGGAATCTAAGGATGACCCCTTAGTACTGGTAGCCAAACAGGAGATGGTGGACAAGATTGAGCAGGCTTTGGATTACCTAGATCAGGGTAATTCTACTCGTAAGTCTGCTGAATGGCTGTCTAAGCAAACCGGAGAGACTATCAGTCATCAAGGCTTAATCTACATCTGGAACCGTGAAAGAGGTAAGGGTACTGCCAATCCATCCAAACGGTTGAAGGATTTAAGCAAAGAGAACCGTAAGCGGAAGCCTAAGACGGCTGAAGAGAAGAGACTAGCTACTGCTAAACGTAAGCAAGCAGACGCCAGAAGAAGTCTGACTATTGCCAAGAAGAACCTCGACACGCTGAAGCCGAAGGAAGAAGAACTAGACACTGCCAACTTAGACTTCTCTTCCATCGAAGAACAACGGCAAGAGCAGGAAGTAGTCTTTGCTCCTAATAAAGGCCCACAGACTGAGTTCCTAGCAGCGTCAGAAAGAGAAGTACTCTACGGCGGTGCAGCCGGTGGCGGTAAGTCCTACGGCCTTCTAGCTGACCCGATGCGGTACTTTAACAATGGTAATTTCAACGGAC